TTGCAACATTATCATATCCTAGAGGTTGGGTAGTTTTAATAGACAATGCTAGAGCATGAGCAAGTCTGTGGTAATTTGCTGTTGAACTATCGGAAACAATTATTAAATATCCAAAGCTCATAAAAATTTTCCTAAGTGAGGCATTAAATCCTCTTTGTTTAAAAAATGCAAATCAATGCCACTTGTGGAAAGGATATAAGGATCATGAGGCTGAATTAATAATTTTAATTTTGAATCCGGATCAATGCTAATAATTGAGGTTTGACTATATACCGTATTAATTGCAGGAAGTTCGTAATCTGATCCGGTTAAATGTCCTCTTAGAATATGGCAGGCAATTGTGAATGCAATATCGTTGCGATATATTCGATTATCAAAGTTATAAAGACTATAAAAATAATGGTAGTTTGATTTAATTGAGTCCACAAGATCAAAGATCATTTTCGATTCCTGATCCTTTTTAAACATCAGAGTGGTAGCCCATTTTAAAGGAAGTCCTTGACTAGATGTTTTGTTATCTAAAAACCCCTTTAATGAATCTATAAAAAAATTAGCCGCACTAGCAATCATAAAACTTTGATCAATATCCCAATAATTGTTTAATTTGTCTGTGAAGGTAAAATAGTCTGCATCAATTACAAGAGTATGATCATAGGGGGTAGTATCCCATGCCGAAGATCGATTACCATTTAAAAAAGAAGAAATACTTCCGTTGACAATACGTTTATTTTGATTGTGGGGTTTATCAACTAATACAACCGTTTCAAAATATTTAGAATAAGATGACGAAGTTGAATTGATAGATTCGTTGTCAGAAACTAATGTCACGGGATAACCTAAATGAGTCGATGCTAATTTAGCCGATGCACATGCCAACGAAACATAGTCGAGCGTTTCGTTGTTATGAGCGTATATTAAAATACCACGACTCATAGTTTTAACAAATCAGTATTTGAGCGTGTAACTTTAAGTTTTTCAAATTCTAACAAATAATTGTTAGTAGAAGTAAAATACACATCGAGTATTTTTTCTTGAAATTCTAAAACACTTTTTACATTGATTGGATTTTGATTGCAATCAATTATAGGAATATTTTCAATTCGAGATTTTGAAATTAAAAATTCTACAAAAACTATCAACGATTGATCAATATGAAATATGCCGCCGTCATACCCAATCGTTAAGTTTGCAGCTAACTTATCTTTTAATGTTTTCTTTTGTAGTTCAAGATTTTTTCTAAAATTAGAAAATTCTAAAGCAGATTTAAGAATATCTTCCATAAATAACCCTGTAATTGTATGCAGTTATTTATAAAGTACTCTGTTTATATTTTGCTTAATTGAAGGACCAAGTGCCGTATGCATAGCTAGTCGGCACAGGTGATATAATAGTATTAGTACTTCGACGTTCAGTGACTTGGGGTTCTAAAGTCAACGACACCGAATCTCCGTAGCCGACCGCTCCAGCACCCCCGCCACTCGTCGCACCACCTGCATAAACTGACTCGAGTACAACTCGTATGGTTAGTCTGCTTGAAGAGCCGATTGTATTTGTATTAGTTAGTACTCTAATATCAACTCGATTTGTACTATATCGAGCATCTGCTAGATTATAAGATATCAAAGTATACCCAGTTGTGCTTGCGTTTCCATACCAGTTTGCTGCTTGAAAAGTTAACAAAGTTGGAGTTCCGCCAGGGGCGAGTAAATTAGCAAATGCATCACTTTGTAATCGCTGAAAGCCCGTGTAAACACCGTTGGTGGCGTCAATACCAAAAAGGAATGCACCGCCTGCATTAAAGAATGCGTTAGCAGCAGCAGCATTAGCCCAAGTTACTACAAATTGCCAAGTTGCCCTGGTTGAAAATGTTATAGTTGTTGCTGATGAGCTCAATTGTGCTGGAGTTATTTCTTCAAATTCTCCAGAGGCAACTAAAAATTTATCAGTTAATAGATCAGATGCAACAGTTTGATATTTGGTGTATACTGAATTTAACACCTTATCGCCTGTGGTTACATCATTTGCGTTATTATTTCCAGTTCTATCGTTTTGCAGACCTAAGTTATTAGTAACCCACGTAAGACCTTTTTGGTGAGTTCTAGCTTTAATTAAATCTAATCTTAAATTATCCCACTCGGGGTCGTCGATGTTATCTGATTTTGTAATCGCTACTGATTGTGCTAGGGGTACACCGTAACCAAATTGGAATCTATTAGCATATTGTGTATCGCCAACTACCCAATAGGTATTGCCGCTGTCAAGCACTGCCCCCAGGGGTTTTCTTATATCTATGTTAAACGAATCTGCACTAATTTTTGGCACTGTATTTTTCCTGTTATCTTATTATATATCTACTCACGGATAGGTAACAGGCTGACCCTGAACAGTCCAATTAGCATCGTAGTTCCAAAACTCAGTGGTTACCGGACTTGGATTGTTTATATAACTTCTTCGTTGTACAATGTCAATAGCTGCAAATCCACCAACTTGATCGCCGTAGCTAATTGCTCCAGCACCACTTCCGCTAGGACCAAATGTGGTATATACAGACTCTAGCAATACTTCAAAGGTTAATTGAGTTGCTAGTAAGTGATTAGAAGTATTTGTTGCTGCTCTGAATCTAAGATAGTTACCGCCATATGCCGAATCAGCAGACACTGTGGGAGTTGCCCAGTTTACATAGTTAGTTGTTGCTGATGTCCACTGGGTTTTTCCATAAAATTGTTGACCCATTTGACTGCTCAATGATTCAAATATTCTACTTTGAGCACCTGCCGGCCCAGTAAGGGTAGGAGTAAATTCAAATCTCATTAAAAATCCGCCGCCCGAGTTAAAAAATTGATTAGCGGCCGCGGCATTAGCAAAAGTCACAGTGGTTCTATGATATGCAGTTTTACCAAAACTTACTGTTAGTGTTGGATTGACTAAATTAGTTGGCACAATATCCTGATACTGCCCAACTGCAACATCACCCGAGTCTAATACTATTTGTTCTGCTAGGGTTAGATATCGATCAAATACTGCTGTGGAAATTAGATCATTGGCATTTACTTCAGCAAATGCAGGCGATGTACCAATCTGATGTACACGAGCTGCTAGAGCATCTAATCTTAAATTATCCCATTCTGAGTCGTCAACTAAGGGGTACAAATTTGTTCCTGGATCTCGAATAATTGGCGAAGACAACATCGTACCGCCGTAACCACTTACAAGAACACTTGCAATTTTTTGCCTTAGATCAATATTAAATGAGTCAGCTGTAATATTTGCCACTGTATTATCCTAATTATAAAATTAAAGCTTCAATGACCTTCCCGCCTTCGTCATTATTACTTTCTAAAGCTACTGCAAAAACTCTGCTAGCATGAGGAACTGCCATCATTGCATATCCATTATCTGCTGCAATCAATTCGTCGCCTTTTTTAACGCGACCAATAACTTTAACTGGTACACGACCTTTAAGTGCAATATATACGCCGCCTTCTAGGTCTTTATTCATCATATAAGCTGGGTTAGTACTTACTACACCAATAGCACGTTGTCCCCATGAACTAGCAGTAACTTCTTTCTCTCCACCAATCACCACTACAGTGCCAGCTTCATAGTCTGCATCAGGAAGATATTTTTCTGCTAAGTCAGCATAACGTGCTGCGGTAGCAGTACCGTTCATAACATTAACGTTGATATCGCCGTTGTTGTCTCTAGATACAATGGAAGTTTTGTCGCCGCCTGATGGAACTGCGATCGATGCAGTATAATATTCGGAACTGCCTACTTTTAATTTATCGGATTTTTCCGAAGTGCCTTTAAAAATACGGGCAGTTAAGTCGCCATTGACATCCCTAGCTGCTACTGTGTTGACTAGTATGCCGGTTGATGTTGCAGATCTAGCTTCGCCGCCGTCAACTACCAATGTGCCCGAACGACCAGTAACGTTGCCTGTAACGTCTCCGATAACTGCCGCAGGTACTTGGGTTGTTCCTACAGATCCAGTAAAGAATCCGTTGAAAACTCTAGTCTGAGCGTTAAACGATGTAGTACCGTCATTGGCAATAATATTACCAGCAAATGATCTATCAGTGACATTTAGTAATGTTTTAGTTCCTGTAGAGTCTATGACATTACCTTGGGTATTTGCATACACTGTTGTAGCATAAACGTTTCTATATTTGCTATCTGTTTTACCTATATCAAATACAGGTAAAGTTGTGCCAGACGGAAGAATAGGATAAAATCCATCTTTATTAATTACGATCGGATCTCTATCTACGTCAACTTGTTTAATTCGAAACGTTAGTGTACCCGGGTCACCGTTAAGACCTTTAGAGTTTTGAATAATTGGAAACTCGCCGCCTTCAATAAACACTCTAAATGGTTTACCTCCAGGAAAACCAACTTCAAAACCGTCGTTGGTAAATGTAACTGGATTACTAAAGCTAGCTTCGCTGGTTTTAATGTATTCACTGGCCAGTGCACCACCTAGTCTATCTGCATTTGCTGCCGTACCCCAGAATTTCCAGTTTAATGCAGTAACTCCAGTAGTACCATTAGCCTCTGGTAGAGTAAATCCTTTTTTAATTTCACTGAATCCCGGAACCGGATTAATTGTTGAATCAATTTTAAATGCAGCTTTACTGATAACAGCAACAGTTTCGTCAGCAACTAATACCTTTACAATAGCATAGTTTGTACCGCCTTCGGCTCTAACTACCACTGCACTAAATGTCGAAGCACCAAATCCAGGTGCTGTCTGTGGTCCAACCAATACAAATCCAGTATTCGTCCATACTTTAAGTTGATTTGTACCAGTGTCTAACCACATCTCGCCAATTTGCAATCCTGTAGGAGCAATATCGCCGATTTCAGCACCGTTAGCAACTTTGAATTGAGAACCGTCAAAGAATCGCAAACGCTTCTTACCGCTGTCATACCAAATTTGTCCAGAAATACGCTTTGGGGGCTGCGTGGTATTTGCAAAATTTTCTAGTAAATGTAGAAAGTTTTCGTTCTGAACTTCACCGTAACCAGCATAATTCTTACCAACAAATCGTAGATCTGTAGTAGAATCAATTGTACCGTCCGGTACGTTAGTTAGGAAAGTTCCATTAAATTTATCAACTTGGTATGCCATTGTCTGCTCCGTTCTTATATTTATTTGTTTGTTACAATAGGTTCACGCCGCGCTTGGCTACTTTTGTAGCCTGCTCTTCCGCTTCACCGATCCAGTGGAATGAATTGGGATCTGAAAAACCAGCAACTTTGTCAATGTAAGCCTGACGCTGTGCATTTAAAAATGCAATCATTTCATTGAATTTTTCAGTTTTTACCAAGGATTCATTGGCATTTAACATCTCTATAATGATATTAATCTGCTTGTGTATAGGGTAAGCATTTAAAATTTTTACGTTAGCGGCATACTTAACGAGACTTTCGTTAATGACTGGCTTCTCATAGTGATTCCGTACTTCGCCTGTTGCATAATCACCGTAGTAATAATCCCCGGCGCCTTCATCTAGGTCTACAGATTTAGTATCAAACTTAGCAAGATCCATAAACTCAGTTGATGTTTTGTCAGACAACTCGCCAATGAGCACACCTGTAGATTTTAAAAATAATAACGTTCTTGTTTCTTTTGCCATTTATATTCCCCAATAAAGAACTAAACTGTATTTAGGTCTTTCATTTATTCCTATTGTAGTAACTTCATGTTCTACATATAGAGGCATGTCTAATAACATGCCCGGTTTTTCTTCAACTATGTTTTGATTGTTATCTTCGTCATACCAAACAAAATGGTTTTCGTCGGACTGCAAAAACACCAATTGAAACTTCCAATAACACCCTTGACTATCCTTGTGTCTTAATAAAAAATCACCCGGATCGTATCTGTTAATAACAAAATCTCCCCTAGTGTATTTGTCATACGGAAGAGTTTTCCATACTGCGTCTTGTAACTCTTGACTGGCATTATAGTAAAACAAACTTTTTAAATTGCTACTACCATACGGTGTTTCAAAATTATCTAACTTTCCAGGACTTCTGATAGAAAATTTTTCAATATGTTGCTCTGCTAACGCAATAATTTCATCAGCATTGGTTAAAAAATTTTCTATCTTTTTAATTTTATCCTGATACATATTCCCAACTTGTTCTTAGACTATTAGTTCTATAAACTAAATCATTGTTTCTACCAGGATCACTAACTGTAGTGGTCACTGATACACCTGTTAAAAACGCTCTACCAATAAAACTACCAGTAGATGCAGTAACTGAAGTGCTTACGTTTTGAATAGTTGATGCCACTCGACACAACACGCCTGCTGCAAACTGACTCGGAGGTGCTAATGTGTTTAATAATTCAACTACTGTACCAGGACCGGATGTAGTTTCATTTAATCCACGAGTATCTAAGCTAATAAAAATAGGCGGGATTGAATCTGCAACAGACTTCGTTTTATAATCTACGTATTCTTTGGTAGCAGCATGAAATTCTTGTGTTGGTCTAGCATGTAAGGTTATAAACCCGGTAAACTGTCCGCCAGCGTTTGGCATCTTAGTGTTGTCACTAATTGTAATGCTCTGTGTGCCGTCAAATGCTACACCGTTAATATTCTTTGCAGAAACTAATTTTGTAGCAGTGTCTGCATTTCCAATAAACTTAGTTGCTGTGATTTCTCTCGCAGCAAAATCACCCGAAGCATCTCTAGCAACTAAAAATAATGGAACTGGTCCGGTATCGGCTTTTACATTCCATGTTTGTATTTCTGCGCCATTGAATGTAGATCCAGATCCCCCGTTAACAGTAATATATGCACCGGCTGTTAATCCCGATGCTGCCGATGCACTGATAGTAATATTTTGAGTACCATCAAATGCAACACCGTTAATTGTCCTAGACTGTATTAGCTTAGTTGCAGTATCTGCATTACCAGTAACATTACCAGTAACACTACCTGTAAACGTAGCATTACCGCCAGTTGTGCCGCTTTCTAAAACTTTTGTGCCACTAGTTGCATAAACATCACCAGTTAGATCACCTCTTACATTGCCTACTAGGTTTGCTGTAATTTCGTTAGCTGTGAAATTACCAATAATATCTCTTAAAACAATTTTACCGTTTTGGGTAGTAGATGCATCTACACTCCAAGTCGAACTAGCAGATCCATTAAATCCGGTGGCGCCGCCAATTAGATGTGTTCCGCGTGAAAGGGAATTTATTAATGTGGCACTGATTGAAATATCTGCTGTTCCATTAAAATCAACTCCGTTGATCTTTCTTGGTATTCTTAATTGATTGGCACTACCAGCATTGCCGCTAACGTCCCCTTGGAATCCTGCTAGCAACGATAGGTTAATGCCTTTAGTGATTGACGAAAAACCAGGAATTGCATCCAACGAATTAATTGTAAAGATATCAGCACTAAGAATTGCTAATACAATGTCGTTGACTATTAATTTGCTGATAGCATGATAATTTAAAGATAAATCTCGAATTCTTGCACTTACTAATCTAGTAACACCAAATGGTGGCTCAACTGCTTCCGGACCAATTAATTTCCAACCTGCTTCGGTATACGGCGAAGTGCCGTCATAGATAAAAAGTTGTTTAGTAGAATTTTTAATCCAAAGTTCACCTTTGGCAGGAGTAATAGACGGATCATCAGCAATGGATGCTGCTGATACCGGATTCCAATCATTTCCATCATACAAACTTAAAATTTTAGTTACTGTATTATAATAAATTTGTCCAGTTATCGGTTTAGCCGGAGCACCTTGTCCTGCAAAATTTTCTAATAAAAACAAAAAGTTTTCGTTTTGAATCTCACCATAGCCTGAATAATTTCTGCCTACTAGTTTAATACTAGTGTTGGCATTTATCCTTCCGTCTTCAAGAACAGTTAATTCGTCACCGTTCCATTTATTAATCTGATATGACATGCTTTAATTTCCTGTTATGATTGGAAAGTCCACACACCCGAATCAAGCGTGTAAGTCTTAACTGTTCTAGTAAGAATTAAATCGCTGGTCGGTAACGTGATCGATGATATAGTTATGTCTTCCAATGCAGTGCCCGTAGTAGTTGGACTTACTCCAGTAACAACTGTTCTATATTGTTTGTTTAATTCTGTACTGATAGATAATGTTTCAACGCTGTTGGTAAGATATGAACATAATACTCTTAGTGTTGTTCCAGCTATGTGTTCGACGACTGGAAATACCTGTGCTAGGAAAACAGCAATCGCAGCGTTTGATAATTGCGAACCTGGGTTACTAGGATCACTTATATCCATGGCAAACGCCAAAGGAGCTTTTTTAACTGCAAAGTCAACATAACCCTTAGGCGCTGCATCATTTGGCAATAGTGGACTTTCAACTTGTTGTGTAAACGAGTTGTAAACAAATTTTAGATCTTTAATTTCAGTGCCACTTACTCTAATTGTACCAGTTCCAGATGGATTAAACACTAAGTCAGTGTTAGTGAATCGAGTTGAAATTTCATTGTCATTAATAAAAATATCATCAACTGTAAAGTCACTAAATGTACCAAAGGATGTTAATCCCGGAGCAGATGTAATCCCAACGCCCAAAGAACTGCCGTCAATTACCTTGGCACCGTTGACGTAATATGCTTTATTAGCTGCAATATTGAAATCATCTGAGCTATTCCATGCCTGTGACTTTAATGCCGGAAGTGTTCCGACTGCTGCTTCGTTAGTCTGTGACCAAATTAACACATGGTCTTTTAGTCCGCCACCGACTGTGCCGCCTTTGAGTATCAGTCCGCCACCGCTGGCAATATCATCGCTTGGACTTGGGACTCTAGCAAGCTCAATATTCTTATCTTCAATGGTCATTACTGATGTATTAACTGTTAAAACATCGCCCAGTACCGATAGATTACCAGTAATCTCAACACTGCCGCCAACTTTAAGTAAACTGTCCGGAACGTTTTGATAGATGTTTGTTACATCAGTAGCCGCTGAAATTGCAATTACTGTTCTATATTCAACGTCGTTTTTATTAACTTGAATATTGATGTCTTGCCCTCTAGCTCTGTTTGAGAGTACTAGCTCGCCTAGTGCGGAAATTTTTAAACTGCCTTGGTTTTGAGATCCAAACGTAAAACCGTCGTCACTGGCTGTTGTAATAGAACCTAAAATAGTAACAGCGGGTGTGTCTGTTCTAACAAAAGATGTAATAGGTTGCCCATTTAATAATATCGAATTACTTACAGTGGTGTCAAATTTAACATCATACGCAGAATCTGTTTCTAATCCTGGAAATTTTCCAGAGTTAAAACCAATGTTAATGAAAGAATCAGCTGGATAACCAATGATAGGATTAACTGGTTTAAATCGCGCTTTACTAAACACACCTAATAAATTACCGCCAGCATAGAGTAGAACAACAGTTTGGTCCGATCCTAATGTATCTCTAACTGTCTCAATTATAAATCCACTCTTTAATTGTGTTTTACTATATGCAGGTGATACCAATAACGGAGTAGTACCGTCATAAAAGAATAATTGATCCTTACTGGTGTTATACCAAAAATCTCCAGATCCCAACCCAACTGGTTGGATAGATGTTAATGCTGCTGATCCAACTGCTTTGTAGTCAGATCCTGTATAAACTTTTAAACGTAATTCACCGGTATCGAACCACAATTGTCCCCGTATTGATCGAGAAGGACGAGTATTATTCGAGAAATTTTCTAATAACTTAACAAGATTTTCGTTAAGATATTCTCCAAACCCGCTGTAATTTTTTCCAATTAATGTTAAAGACGAACTTAATTGATCAATCTGCCCATCTGAAACAGTTGATAAAATATTGCCGTCTGTTTTATTAACTATGTATGCCATGTTTTATACCCTATTATCTATTAGCTGCATCAAAGAAGTCGCGACCATATCTAATAATGTAATTAATAGTTTGGTATGGGTTCATCAATGGAAATTGTTGAGCCAGTTGAGTTTGATCTTTGATATTTCCAGAACTTGCTAAACTAGCTAACTGACCAGCTACAGGCACACCGCCTGCTCTTAATGTTGCACTAGCATCAATAGGAGTTGCGGTGGTTGCGTTAACCGCATAGTACTGTTCGCCTGGTGTTCCGTCTGGACGTACACCTCTCATATCATGTTGATGCTGCGGTAAATTACCAGTTGTTAATCCATAGGCAGCTTGACCAGATGATCCGCCTAGTCTACTTGCTTCTGTACCAGATACGCGATTAACTGAGCCGCCACCTGCCGAAACAGATGTTGATGCTATTGTTAATCCATTAGACATATTGTCTGCGCCTAGTGGGAATCGACCTCGAAGATCAGGTAATTTAAAATATGTTTGATAGTCCGATCCTGATTTCCATACATATCCACTAGGAACATATTTGTCTAATATAAGATTATACAAATCAGAATATTGATTTCTAAAAACTTCACTACCGTCACACAACAAATAACCCTTAGGCACAATGTCACCAGCAAATGGCATAATTGTACCAATGGGGACTCCTAGTTCTCCAACAAAGTCGTCTCGAGTCATTTTTCCAAGTTTATTAGATGACAATGAACGAGGAACATATACCAATACACTAGTATCATAAGTCGAAGTACTTAGGGTGTTCTGATTAGCAATAAAGTCAAGCGACAGTACAGTATCAAACTCTTTGACAGTTGCTGTTCCAGATCCGTCAAAGACAACGTCAGTTTTTAATGTAACTGCTCCTTTGAATTTAAAGGTTGTTGTATTTTTTAATGCATTAGCAGTATCAGCATTACCGGAAATGTTACCTGTAAATGCACCATCAAACTCTTGGGCTGTTATTTTTTTAGAATAGATGTTGTTATATCTAAGTTCGCTTGTTCCAATATCGTAGGTGTTAGATACGGCTGGTAGAATTGTTCTTGTAGATAATGTGCTTTGAGAATCAATGTTACCGCCAACTACTAATTTCTTTTTAATTGAAACACCGCCTGTGACCTGTAATGCTCCACTATTGACGTTAACTGCATCAGTTGCGCTGGTTAAATTAACTACATTAGTAATAATTGCATCGCCAGTGACATGCAAGGACGCTTGTGGTTCAAGTGTATTAATGCCGACATTATCTTCTTTAACACGAAGAATCGTAGCTGGCAAACCTAATTTAGATGTTTGAATGTCAATTGATCCACCGGCCAACGAATTATAAAGTTTGCCGCCCGATGAACCACTTAAAATATTAAATGTACTATCAGCACCAACTGTAATACCAGAATTATTTCGAACATTAAGTTGATATTCGGTGGTGTTAATTGCGTCGGATCTTAAAAATAAAGATGCAGCAACATCTGCTTCGTTAACTCTAAGTGCTTCAGACGATGTAGCAACTCCCAGTAATCTAGTTGGAAATCCTGTTACAAATGTTTCTGCGGTAATATTGATTCCGGGTTTAATCCCCTGTGCTGTAAATCCCGCAATATCTGCTTTGGGATAAAATTGCTCCTTGCTGATAATCATAATAGGAGAATCATCAATATAAAACGTTACTACTGTCTTATCTAAGTTATCCGATCCAATGATAGTTTCAACAATAGGTCCGGTTCGTTTTCCGTCAATTGTACTAACATATGGACCAACTAATATCCATTTGTTGCCGGAGTAAATAGAAAGTTGTTGTTTATTAGTATCAACCCATAAATCGCCTTTTCTACTAGCCGCTGCATCTGGTGTAGCAACACTAGTTTGAATATTACTAGCTGCTTTCCAGTCAACATTATCCCATATCTGTAATTGCTCGTTGGTTGTGTTATACCACAACTGTCCTTCAACGGGGTTGGTCGGTCTTCCCGGTCCTGCAAAATTTTCTAACAATCTAATAAAATTTTCTGCAATAATTTGCCCATAGCCGGTTACATTACGGCCAGGCAGCGTAATAGAGGTATCAGTATTTGACGTATTGTCATATACAGTAATAGGTACCTTTTGATCTTTTTCAGTAAACGTTACAATATATGGCATGTTATACCTCGTTAAAACCAGTTAAACTTTGAATACGTACAGTGTAATCAATCTGCATCAGTCTGTTCAAAGATTTTTGAACTGGATGGAAAACAACATGAGTTAACAACTTACCGTTACCGGCTGCATCGAATCCCTTTAATCCAAGTTCGTCAAATATAAAATTACCATCCATCGTTTGACTGTTGTCAAAGGCTTCTTGTCCGGAAGGTTCTCCGTAGTCTAAGAAACAAGTTACAATAATGTCGGAATAAGTTGCACCACTAATATGTCTAACTTCCATCTTATTTCTAACAGGATCCAAATTTTCTTTAGCACTTTGATCAACTACTTTGGCGTAGGTTTGATTATAAAGACTAGAATTAGTACCTGTAGTATTTGGAGTTAGATAAGTAATCAGCCCAGTAGGGTCAACAGTTGTGCCGCCGGTTCCGAATACCATTTGATAAACAGTGCCCTTGCCCTGAACTGATAAGCTTTGGGCTAGTGCCTGGCTCATATTTTCATAATGAATTGCATTTCGTTTATCACGAAATATTTCACCAGTTGCTGGATCCCATATTTTAATATGGCCTTCAATATGAAAGCCTAGCGTTTCGTTCGGTTTAGTCATAATTTTTTCATTTTCTTTGTTCGACATAATATTTCTCACAGTGTATTTATTCTGGTAATTTTGTGCGCTTATTTCTTAAAAACTTAGCGACCACAGAATCGTTTAAAATTAGTGAAGCACCCGATGCAGGTGTCGTTAACCCACTATCGTAGAAGATTTTACCGCTACGACTAATGATTGTAATCTTGGTTCCTGCAGGTACTTTTGACGTAAGTCTAATATATGCTGTAGTTCCGTCAACGGAGAACTCTGCTTCAACATTAATATCGGCTGCTGGACTATAAGATCCATTATTTTCCAAGTATTGCGCATACGGATCTTTACGTAAACGTTTTCCGTTAACAAACACTTCGTACTGATGATTTGGTCCAAAGTTACTAGGAATTGATGATCGATACCATGTAGTCGGAGTAGCCTTTACTGGGGTATTCATTAACGGTCCAATTAATAAACTACTACCATCGCTGATAAACTCTTCTTTTTCTTGATATTCACGATACGGTAAACTTTCAGTTACCGATACATCGGCAACATCAGTTCCTGCGGCGTGTACTTCTGGTGTAGAAGATCCTTGAATTCCCCTAGTCAACTGACCCAGGACATTACCTGTTTTAGTATAGTATTCGATACGTTCGTTGTTGATTAACAACATGCCAGGTACTCTATTTGGCAGATCAGGCGTAATTAGATCAGATGCATTATTCACAATAATTTCAGTATCGTAATAATTCAATGGCTGATCTAATTTTACTGTGCCGATTGAATAACGCTTATAATGATTAACGTTTAGCATATCTTTAAAAATTTCATAAGAGATAGGCAATTCATAATCTTTTTGTCCAAATACAATCAATGTAATAGCGTCTGTTGCTAACGCAGAATTTTTTAACTTAATAAAACTAAAGTTGATGTCAACTGAGTAATCAACATCAGGAGTCAATCTTGTACCATTTTTGTAAATCCATACTGTTGAAAAATTATCAACCTGTCGTCTTAATTTAAAGACTCCTCGATTTCCCGGAAATCTATCTTTGATAATTGACATTGTTGGATATTCACTGAACCATGTTACTTTAATAATATCACCGGCTGCTATTGTCAACGATGGCAATAAACGTAGATTATCATTTTCAACTCGATAAAAGTCATCTCGTTGAACTTCTATTCTTATTTCTGCTCCAAGTTTTAAATATTCTGTAAGCACTGTTAATCGATTATCGATACCATTGAAGCTCCATTGTCTAATAAAGTCAATTGGCTGCTCATCAATATAAACTTTAATATTTCTAACATCAATACTACCAGGATTGTATAGAGGATCTTGTCCAATGATAATAGAATTATTAATTCCGTCATACTTAAAGAATAGCGCATCGGCAGAATCAATATATCGCCCGTTAACTTCAACTATCATGTTACCGGCTGCTGAACTTCTATCCAGATTTACAAATTTATCCAAATTATAAATCATTGTACTTCCATCATGCACAATGAATTGTTCATTGATCCTAATAACACTTTGTCCGGAACTATCAGATTCAATACTATCAGCTAGTACTAATATTTTAATTGACTCCCTAAATGCAGGTGGAACGGCAAACTGAATTACAGTATTATCTTTGTCATTTAATAATCCTTTAGAAGTAATGAAATTTGCTGGATACTCAATTCCGTTGACTGTGACTAGAATATAACGAGTATCTTCAAATCTTGCACTTGTTAAAAATAACGTAGTTGTACCGTCGCCTACAAATTCTTCATAGTCAAGAATTTGGTATCCGCCCGGACCGATAGTAACAACTTCTACAATCTTTCCTGCTGGCGGAATTACATTAAATTCAATTTGTTGATCTATTAAGTTAAGATAATAATCATAGGTTATGTTATAAGGATCTAAACTTTGAGTTTGCTTAATCTTATCAACATATACAATAACTGACTTCGATTCAAGAATGGGGTGGCCAATTTTAAAAATTTTAGTTGCACCGTCTGTATATTTGACAACACTTCTAACCTGTGCAGCACCAGTGCTTGTACGTTGGAACGTTTTAATAGATACAGAATCTAGCACCTGGCCGGGAACATTTTCTTCCGGAGCAGGAACTTGATATGGACTAATAAATGTATCACCATTAATGGATATTTCGTCAGCAGTTAGGCCATTAGCGGTAGAATATGCATTATTAATGTTAGATAAATTACCACCGGATAATGTAGTGTCCTGAACGTTTGTATCAGTAATACTTACAGTACCGTCACTATCGCTAGATCTAAAGATTAAAATATCACCAGCTTGTGTATGTAGACTATATGGTAGGTTTATTTCTTTAGTAACACCGTTGCCAATAAATGTATTCATTATTGCGCCTTCGGCTGCTACACTATTACCATTAGCTTGTATAGTCGATCCGTCATATAAATTAAAGTAAGGATCATCTATTCTACTAAATCTACCAGTCTTATCTGGTAGTGTAGAAAAATCTCCACGCTTAATATAAATGTTAATGGCCTGACCAACTGACGGAGTATATGGCAACGTAATACTTGTTGTGCTTCCGTCGGCAACTATATAGTAGTCTGCATTAGGAATAACACTGTCCCAGCTGTCACTAAACCAAGGCAGGGCATCCCAACCGCCAGTTGAGTTAAAAGAACTGCCCTGTATAACTACACCGCCAAAGTCTAAGCCGGTCATTAATTGTTTAGGATCTTTTCCTAACATGCCGTCTTTGGCAACATAATGTTTGTTAATCCGGTCAATACTGTCTAAAATATCGTCATTCTTTTCATATGATATAGTAATAGTCGACAATTCAATCGGTGTACTAGTAAAAGCAAGTTTTCCTTTAAGAACAGTTAGCCCGTCTATAACGTCATTAAACAACATAATGTTGTATTCATTTGACAACAATAGTGATCCATTAACTGAAACAGTAATCTTAGATTTATCAGTGGTTGGTGGATATTTTAAATCGTATATTGCAGTAAGTCCGTCGGCTGTGATAGTTTCAGTTTTAAAGAAATTTTGATATGTTCCAGTTTTAGAAATTCTATCAAATTTCATAGTAACATCAAACGAACGCACAACTCCGTTGCCAATAAATGCTGTGGCCTTTGCTTCAGTTCCGCTGGTTTGATATCCACCAACTAGTGTAATAGTAGGCGCAGATGTATAACCAAAACCTTGCTCAGTTACAACTACTCCGGTGACTACACCATTTGATGTAAATGCCTGTGCTTTTGCCCCTTGTCCTCCGCCGCCACTAATATCAACTGACGGAGTATTAATATATTCACTACCCTCGTCATAGACTACGATATCAGTTATTTTAAATGTATTGTTATCTTTCCAAGCTTTCCACGGATAGGTATTTAATAATTCATTGTTAGATTTAACAGGAACTAATTTACCTTCAACTTCGTCGTAGTAAGGAGGCAGGTCAAAATCTGACATTGCAGAGTTTGTATTATCTAAATGATCGTAGCTACTTGTATATTCTCTAATTTTAGTTCTATATGGTTTAACTTCTTTTAGATATTCTTCGTAGCTTTCTAGATTATCATTTTTATAATGTGTTTTCTGATCTAGGCCACCCACACGATGTATTGCATTTAAGAAACTTGTTTTAAATGCCCAGTCAACGTATAGTTGCTCAGAGAAAATATAATGAACACTATTAAAGAATAGTTGATTCCATCTAGCCGCTAAGTCGTTAATTAAAATATCATCACGAATTGTTTTGATGATATTGCGAGTTTCACTAACAGGCTGTCTATCATAGGAATTAGAATCATAACTACCTATATTGTCATATCCGATTTCATTTATACTTTCGTCATACAACAGTGATGAAAATTCAAATGTACCATTGTGTCTACCTACTATTTGATATTTTTCATTAATAGTAGTTGCAGATTCATTGATTAACTTTAATACTGCCCAACCGCCATTACCATATTCGGTAATTTTAATTAGATCATTTAATTTAAGTTCAATAGTTCTTGCTAACTGTGGCTCGTAATAGGTACCCGGAATTTCTTCAACTACTCTGCTTGAACTGCCATAGCCCATAGCCCACCAATCTTTTAGAGACCAATATCTAGTAGTGTCAAAATCTTGCGTCAGCGATCTAAAGAATGACGTACTCTTGCTATCAAATTGATACACAGACCAATAGTTATTATATGTTTCATCATTGTTAACCAGTACAGAGAATGCTCTTACTGTTAATGTAACCGAGTCATATTTTTTACCAGCATTATTGATTTTATATCCAGAAACACGTCCCGAATTATCAATTGTTAATGTAACAGATGCTCCAGTTCCAGTTCCAGTAATAACTACTGGGGGTGCAACACGATAACCAAATCCAGCATCAATAATATCAATCGATGTTAATTTGCCGTCAACTAAATTTCCTTTAATTAGTGCAGGTTTAATCCTTGCAATGTTAACAGTAATTAGGTCTGCATATGTATCTAATGTAATATCATATAGATTTAATTTAGAATTAGGTATCTCGTCAATTGAATTCAACGTTGTAAAATCAATAATATCAGCGAATGAATCAGTTTCTAAAATTGAATTTACTTCATCAATGAATACTTTTAGTGCTGTTTGTCTGTTAACAAACATGCTCTGTCTTGGACGATAGCCGGTGCCATATCGTTGCTTTGGTGATAACGCAGGATCAGGAACAGTATTGCCAATCATATCGTAGCCAATTAAACTATCAATCCACTTATTCTCAAGATTAGTTGTAGGTACACTACCTGCAACACCTTCAGTTAATAAGTGGTACTCGTGATGGACTAGATTAATTCGACTGTCATTTTTATAAAATTTAAAGTTAAATGTACCAGGTGTGCTTGGTAGATATTTTTCAAAATTGTATGCAAGGAATTTGTTTTCATCAATCATTGCTACAAACGGAATACCCGCAGTAGTTGGATTAGTAATGTATAATGCAACCGCAGCGGTCGATAATTTTCTGTCCGGAACATCTGGAATATTTGCAGAATTTTTAACCCAATAATAGTACAGTCTCTTTGCAACAGTACCTGTTGCTTCATCGTATATTATCTTTGTATTATAAGAAGTATCGTTAGGATACAACGGCTGTCCGGAGATACCAAGTGAAAGTCCCTCAGTAGTATCGGCAATTGTAGACCATTCGCTAGGTACAATTAAAGTTTCAACCCATTCAAAAACATCAACGGTTGCTCCTTTAGCAAGTTCGTTCCAATGCCCGGCTCTATAAGCAATGTCCCCTTGCTCGTAGTTTATCCATTTAACATTTTTCATGTTAATCCAGACTTTGCCAACATTTTTTTCGTACCAAGTTTGGCCAGTGTCAACCGTCACACCTTCGTCAGTACCGAACGAGTAAATTGCAGGATCATAAGGAACTTTAAAATCAAGTTCTTGTTCAACAATTCCTAAAAACTTGTATTTGTAGTGATCAACAATATCAATATCGCTGATTAGCTCGTTTTTATCAGTATCATAGATTCCAATACTTTTTAGTAAACCAATATTAACCTGTAACGGTTGTGCGCCAATTGTATTCCATGTTAACTCACCTTGTTGCTTTTTAAATTTTCTAACTTGTCCAAACGGCAAACCGCCAACTTTATAAGTAGGCGATCCAACAACAATAGTATTGTTCTTAACATCTAAAGAAGAACCAAAAGATTCATCTGCAATAAATGTAGCATCTAATTCTTCAGCAAGGAAGTATTCTGTGAATTGTTGTTCATATACATAAACTCTACCGGTACTACCTTGCTCTTTAAAGAAGCCAGTTGTCTTTTTATCAAATGTTGTAGAATTATTATCAAACTTAACTTTAAGTTTTGTTATAGAATTTTGTGCAGAAATAACAATTTTGTCTGCATCGTCGGTTACTTTAACTTGGGTTCCAAACAATTCAAAGTTAGAAGATTCGATACCGGAAAATTTATTAGTAAGCTTGTATTTGTTTTCAGTAGATGAGTATTTTAAAACATAAGCATAACCGTTGTCGGCAAAATTAATATTGCCAAATGGTGCAGAAGCAATGATAACTGTACCATCTTTGTTAGTATCAACTGAAGCGCCAAATCGATCGCCTGCTTCTAGTACTTCTAGGCCGATATCAGTAATTGACGGAATAGTAGAATTACTTACTGTTTGAAATAGCTGATACACTCCGATCGAATTACGTTTGTAGACAAACAGCTTACCAAACTTTTTACTTGCACTATCAGAGTCAGCAAAATTAATAAATGTCCAATTAACTAAAGTTGCCGGAATATCGTTGATGCTGGTAGAAGCAGTTACTCTATAATATTCAGTGTTGTATCTTACAACATCGCCGCTAGTATATAGTTGGTATGATACCCAAACGCCTTTATAGTTTGTGATCGATTTTTCATCGCCATACGGAGATCCGACTACAAGAGTAAGTCCGTCAGTACTTAGAGATATCGAATGTCCAAACTCGTCTCCTGCTTTAACAATTTCCGGAAGTCTAAATGTGGTACCGTTTAAAATACCAACTTCTGTGATTAGTCCGTCTTCTATAATTGCTGCACTTGTTGGCAACGAACTTTGCGTTATAGTGTCTGACATCTCAATCCAATCAGCAGAGTTAACTGTGATCGAACTGCCGTCGCCGTTGTTGTCAGCTAATGCCTTCCATAATTTATTTCCGTACCAAACAATTGACCCAGCTGGATAAAATCTCGTTTGATCGTAGATACCAAGGTAAGTACTGTCTTCAATCAATTCCCACTCTGGCAACAATGGATCAGTACTGTTTAGCTTGTACAGATATACTGCACCTGTGTTGTTGGTTGCTCCTGGTGCAGAAACTGCCAATTGATAAGAGCCGTCAGCCAATACAGCTGAAGAAATACTAAATCCAAACTTTTCTTCTGGTTGTGGTCTTGGACTTACAAATGTTTCTTTTTCAGTCCACTGTTCATTTTTCCACTGATATACTGTTACAACCCCTTGTTTAATATAGCCCGCATTACCTGCTGTAGTTATTGCCCAATAAGCAGTATCAATCGGTAAACGACCGGTTGTATTTTGCAATGCAATATAAGACAAAGATCCGTATTGTACTATTGAACCTTTTCTATAGTACTTGGTATTAACATAGATGCTATTATATGTGTCTGCAAGAATATTTGTAGCAATTTCCCAATCTTGAGTGTAAACGTTAATAGAACTACCGTCGCCATTAACATTACGCAATGCTCTCCATAATTTCCCTGCAAATATTACAATGTCATTTTGATTATAAAATGCAGTTGTAGAGAAATCTCCTTGGAATCTAGAACCAACACCACTAACTAACGGAGAACCAACGAATAGCCATTTCTCATCAGGTGTTGCATTTAATACATAACCAAATTTACCTAACAATCTAGTTTCAAGAAAGTCCGGTGCTGTTAAGGTCTGAAAGCTGCGTAATTTGCCATCAAAGGTATCGGTATATGCAACAACCGCATTCGATCCAGGGATTGATACGATAGTTTGATTTCTAATTATTAATTGAAGTACTGCAACTCCGGCATTAACTGGTTGTGTGAATCCGTATTCGTCAATCAAGTTACTTGAGTAAATCGAATTAATTTTCTCCAATACTTCCCAACGATCATTTTCGTCAACATCAAGAAATAATCGATTTCCAACTTTTAATTTTGCAAATTCAGTCGGACTGATTGATCTAGCATCATTAAATCTTGCAGGCTCAAAATAACCAACGGCTGCAAGATAACTATCTTCTAAAATAGGCTCGTCAGTTACTGAAGTTTTAATTCCAAAATCATAACCATCAACTGTTAATATCTTGAAGAAACCAGATAGATTAACAATTCCACTTATGCTAATAACATCACCTACATTAAACCCATGGCGCATATTACAAGTAACTGTAATAATCTTTGTAGTATTATCCCTAATAACACTTTGAACAAACATGTTAGATCTAGTATATCTTAGAACGTTCCATTGTTTCAACGGGTCAAAAGTAATCCATACATGACTTCCATAACTAATGTCAGTCACTGATAACGATGTAATATCGTCTATGGTTTTAACAATTGCATCAGCTTGATCAATTTTTACATAGCCAGCATTTCTATTCGGTACATCGTAATGTGCCATTGGTAATACCGCACTAGTTGCACCAACTGATTTAATTGTAAAATCAGTTAACGGAATTCTATAATATAAATCACTTGTATCAACTGCATTTGTTGGGTATTCGCTGATAATAATCGGCTGCGGAGTTAGTTTAAATTTGCCTTTGTCAAGCAAAAATTCAAATTCAGTGAATTGATCTGTTCCACCAAAATCTCCTACTCTAAACGCCCATTCTTCTTTTAGACTAATACTATCAGAGTCTGTTCGGCTAAGCTTATCAAATATTTTTGTGATTGCATTTGCTGTCCCTTTTTCTCTAATAAATCCTTGATAGATTTTAAATTGTGATACTGGGTCTTGGCTCAGGTTGTTCAAGTAGTCACGCTGCTGATAGCCTACAGCGTGTCTAGCCAAGTCTCTATGACTAGAACTTAATCCGTCTGCATCTAAGTCGTAATAATCTTCGAATTGATTAATTCGATAATCAAAGTTTGCTACTAAGCCTTTAGTGGGATGACTGTCAAGTTTTGTCCATTTAGTATCATCAAATTCTTCAGTACCGGTTTGTTTAGCTTGACTTGTCCAATTAAATTCTCTATAACTTACAATGTCACCTAGGCCATAGTCTATAAACGGTTGCCATTCCTGGATGTTTACATTGTCAAACAAGAATCCCGGACTAGTATAGTCACCGTCCCAATCTGTGGTTCTATAGCCAATAACTTTAACTCTATCTTGTCTATAGCCCGATGTTTTATCATATAACACATCGTTAAACACAGTTTTATCCTTAAACACAACAACGTGCTCTTTAAGTACAAAATTTAAATTAACAAAGTAAATGCCATCTGTGGTATCAGTTACACTAATAGAAAATGTTTGATAATCTCTGTTTACATTAATAAATGCCGGTAATAAGATATTTCCGTCTTTCTTAAAAATTGTATATTCGTAGAAACTGTCAAGCAAATTGTCAACTGATCCCATAAGGAATCTAATATCAAATTTATATGCCGCTGGACTTAGAGTAATTAATTGACCTTCGGCCCAATTGTGTTTACTCCAGAATAAGAATTCCTTAATTGAAGTGCTCCAGTCATTAACTGACTGTGTGGTGTAATTGTATTCATCAAACACAATTCCTAGAGATAATAGATATTGCTCGTATCCGTATAGAAAATCTGCAACAGATTGCAACGTCGGTAATACTGTACTATAGGCAATCTTTTTAGTTTCAGTTTTGTTAAAATACTGACGCTTGTTTACTTCAACTGCGCCAACTTGATCAAGTCGAGCTAGTTGTTTAAATTGAGTATCATCAAATGTGTTACCACTTGTATGACCTTTAACAACACGATAGTATTTGTCACCGTTCTTTACAACTTCGCCTACTGCGTAGTATTGTGATGCAGTCCATACTAAAAATGTATCAGTAACTCCGCCTACAGAAACTAAAGGATCAGATTTTGATTCTAATGCTTGATAATAATTAAAGAACGGATTTTTATTATCATAACCAGAAAGTTTCCAACCTGTATTAACTTTTTCAACAATTACACCGCTATAATTAATTGTTAAAAACGGTGTTCCTATGTTAAAAATAATGTCGTAATCTTCTTGCGGAATAAACACACTGCTAGATTTTGATTTAGGATTTTTGCTGTCTAGGAGATACCTTTGCTGAGCTTGATCAACAAATCCTCCTATTTTATTAGATAATCTAACATCAATATTTTTAACTTTATCAGTAAGGATAGACAACGATTGATCTTTTCCTTTTAAGAAATCAGCAATATAATTTAATAATCCAGAAGTTTGTGTTACCAATGGAACCGGTAATTGAATTGCATCAATACTTAAAAATACATTTGTATCTGTATGAACTGTTTGATTAATTTTATTTTTCTTAATTCTCGACACGTCAATGGCTTTTGGAATAAACTCAAAAGGTTTCATTAACGATAATGCTGTTACAATTGCAAACGGATAACTTGGGCTCTTTCTCCAAGCTGCTTCTGCAGGTCCAACGTCACCAAATTTAAAATTACCAGTTGCATTAATTAAACTAAAGTTTTGTGCTAGATTAGACTGCAAGGGAGAAATTAGTCGTCCTTGATCATCTACTGGCAAATGTGATAATAGCGATGGTCTTGCATATCGATTGTAAGTTCCAGCACGAGTACCTTGACGTATAATGCCATCACGTAGGTCTTCCCATAGTAATGTGTTGCCCCGAGTATATGGAGCAGGACCGTATTCACTTTCCCACCACGTTGGTCGTTGGCTAAACCCTAGCATTTCCCATGGACTGGTGTGCGGTCTATCAGTGTCATAGAACCATAAGTAAATGCCTCTCCACCAGCCTAATAAGTTTCGTTCTTGAGTGAAATCGGTCATATCACTATAGGTGTAAGTGAAACTATTTTCAGTGTCTAAATAACTGTTCTCTACATAGTCAACATTACTATTAGTGATCCACGAAAGAAATTGTGGTTCTAGAATTTTATCTAGTTGTGCTTTTGTATAAACACCTGTACCGTAATAACCACCAAGGATAGCATCAATATCAAACTTTGCAGGGTCATACTCAGCTTTAATATTATTATAAATGCGCTTTTCTAATTCCATTAACAACTCGTCACGATAATCATCATAAGCAACTACAATGCTGCCATCATGACCTTGTATTACCTGTGTTGGAGTAATGTAGGTGTCGTCAATAAACATAGTCGGAGTATATTTTTTATACAACCCAAGCTTGGTTGGGGTAGACGGAATAAAAGCGTAAGATGTAGAATTGTATTCTCTAATCTCAATAACATCGCCGTCGGCCACGTCTATTAATAAATTTAGATATCCGAATGTTTTATTAAATGTGTAATCGGTACCGTGTAATAACTGTGTTTGATTTTTATAAACATACACTGCTATTCTAGATAATGAATTTAAATCAAACTTTGTTGTTAGTGCAAATGTCTTTACTTGATCTTCGACTTTGTATATTAAATTTTTATGCGATCCTGCGCCGATCATGTCTGAGTCAGAAAATGCATTGTCGATGTTCTTAATTTTAGACATTTCGTTAAGAATAGCATCAACAAAATTTACAGGATTTTGATCATATTCTAACGTTGTTGCCAATGTTAAGAAATTGTTTTTAAACTGTTGATACGATAATGCAGAGTAATTAATAGACTTGATTACGTTTACATCTTTATCGCAGATTAGCATTAACGATAACGGTAATACGCCTTCATGTTTAACTAGGCGGCGACCGTATTTTTGGAAACCAGTGATGTCCCTAATATTGCTCGATCCGGGAAATACTCCAGTAAATGCGGTATCAAGTTCAACCATTGTTCCTAGATGATCAAGCACTTGTCCGTAGGTAATTTCTACTAAATCTTGATTAAGAGGATTCTTTTCCAATCCTGTGGGTATTTCGTAAAACCCCTGATCCGCCTCAGCATCGGAGTATACCTTAATAGAAATTACATCATCAACTGCAAAGTTTTTCTCAAAGACGAATTGCTCTTTACGTAGCCCTTGTCTTGTAAAGGGTTTGTTAAACAACAGACCATTTTTATAAAACACAATTTTTTCTTTAGATGCTTGATTCCAATACACACTGTCAAATGCAACAATATTAGTAGCCTTGGTTATTAAAATACTATCCACAACTGGTTGTAGATAGTCAGATGCTGTAATTTCCCAAGTGTTAGTGTATGAGGACGATCGATTAGCTGCATTGATTTTTAAAAAACCAGTATTGATTTTTTTCGTTGCAATAGATGGCTGCTGATACGCAAATGTATCAGTATCCCAATTAGCAGTAAACAATACATCACCGATGTTATCAATGTTTAGGTAGCTCAATGAGATACCTAGTTCTTTATCTACTACTCCATTGCCTATCTTATAACCAAGTATCGTTGTACCTGTAAATGTGCTCACTGGATATGTCAATGTATCACCGAATGAGTTTTCATCGGTGTCATATACATCAAATAATATTGGTTGATTAACCGTAGTCTTTGATTGACTAATTTTCCAAGTGGTGCCATTAAAGTGGAACATCTTACCGCGATAGGTTGCACCTTTTAATACTAACACTCCATCGCCTGCTTGACTAATAGCATCAGTATCTTCAACTAAACTAATTTGTGTTCCGGTATTTCCGCTATACTGAGTAGCAATAAAATTAACTCTATAAATTTTATTTTTTACTAAATTGTCTGTATCTGCTGTGACTAGTACTCTTGCGCCCTGGAATAGGCGTTCCCCGTCTATGCTATAACCCGACTTACCTTCAATGGTGCTAAAAACATCTTTAGTAAAGTTATCTATAAAATCAACTGCTACTTTAGCAATTGCACAATGGTCGAATAATTGAACATTAGGTGCATATTCGATGATGGGACGTTTTGCACGTAGACTTTCATCTGCATCTAAACTAGAATTATTAAGGCTGTGAGAATATTCTAAAACACTTTTATGAAACCATCTATTATTTCTACTCCACGGATTTCCGTCAATGCTGGCACGATTAGAAATAATATAGTCTTTTACGCCGGGAAATGATGTTGCTTCGTCATATGGTAATGTATCAAATCCTTCGTTATCAAATAATACTTCTGTATTTGTATTATCTAAGACTGGCGGAGTTAATCTGTCAAACTCAATTAGAGTAATGCTAGAGCCAACGCCTTCAATTAACCATCTACCGGTTGCATATTTTGTAGGACTTGTCTTACCGGCAAAACCGATAACCATGCCATTGGTAAACTTAACACCGTTACTACTAGTGTATGTTTTCTTTTGTAGTATTTCTTTTTCAATGTCAATAAAGGTATTTTCTAAAATATCTTTGATAATGAATTGCCCGGTTCGCAGGGGTTCTTGTTCACTGATGTAAAATAGGCTGTCCGGAGCATCGTTGGGAACTGTAAATGTTAAAGTCCCCACTTCGATACCGTTGTTGGTAACTCCAGTATTATAGGTATTAACATCGGTTAGGTCAGTGGCTTCCCAGTCTTGTGAAAATTCATTGATTGAACTGCCGTCACCTTGAATGTCAACTTTTGCCTTCCACAATTTATTATTGTAGGCAACTACTTCACCGGCTGTATAAAACATCAACGGGTTGAATTGCCCCTGAACTAGATCAATAGATCCAGTACGTCTAATAGAAAATTTATTTCTAGGGGAATTAACTTCAAAATTGTAGGTTTGACCTCTGTATAGAATAATCGTTGGATTATAGGTTAGCCCGTCTGGATAGAATAACCAGGTTGGTAAATCACCGTTTTCAACTGCTCTAACTCTAAACGTTGATTCGATCTTTTGAGATTGCCCTAATACTGCGACAGACGGTGGTCCACTTGGTTGCCAATAGTATTCTCTAAAATTAACAAACTTATCCCAATCAATTGGAGGAGCCCAGCTATAACATTCATCCTTGGTAATTAAATCATCCCGCTGAATATCATTAGCAAAAAAGTTTAATTGATTTTTAAAATCTAAGTAATCGTAGAAATTAGTGATTGTTTTCTTTTTATTTGT